AGAAAGAAATTAAGGAGAAATTTAATCTATGCACAAATCATTGATTTTAGGCGCTCGTATGCGCAATAAAGCAGATAAGGTAGTAGAGCTTGAAGAATCAATCGAGGAATTGAACAAACGCTCTGAACTTGAAGCTGCTAAATTGGAACAAGCTGGAACTGAAGAAGAAGTTTCAGAAGTTGAAAAAAAACTTGAAGAAATTCAAAAAGAATTGGATGAAATGGAAGCAGAAAAAGAACAACTTGAAAAAGAAATCGAAGATCTAAAAAAACAAGTTGAAGAACTAAATCGTAAAGCACCAACTTATCCAAAGAAAGAAGAACAACGTGGAGGACAAAAATTGGAACAACGTGATGCAATTGCAAAATACATTCGCTCTGGTGAAACTCGTGACATCGTAGGATTGAAAACCACTGACTCAGGAAGTGCAGCTCTAATCCCTACTGAAGTCTTAAAACCACACTTTGTAAACAAAACACGCAATCCACTTTTAGACCTTGTGAAGCGTGTAAAAGTCAACAGCGGTGGTGGTAAATATCCAGTTATCAAGAAAAGTGATGCCAAAATGTCATCAACAGATGAATTGAAGGCTAATCCAGAACTTGCAAAACCAAACATCACTGATGTTACTTACTCAATCAAAACATACCGTGGCTATATCCCAGTATCACAAGAAATGATTGATGATGCAGATTACGACATCATGGAAATTGTCGAAGAAGAAGTGTTTAACCAAGGGGAAAACACTGAACTTTCATTGGTTGCAGAAGTTCTAAAAACAGCTACTCCAGCCGATGCTACTGGATTTGATGGTATCAAAGACATCTACAACAAAAAACTTAAACCAATTTATAAAGCAAGTATCGTAGTAACTCAATCAATGTTTGCAGCGCTTGATAAAGTGAAAGATAAAAATGGAAACTATATGCTCCAACCAGATGTCACATCACCTACTGGTTACTCATTCGGTGGCAAGACTATCTACACAGTAGATGATACAGTATTTGGTAGCGAGCGTGATATGAAATTCTTTATCGGTGACATCGCTGAATTCGTTGGATTATTTGACCGTTCTCAAGTGTCAGTTAAATGGGTAAACAATGACATTTATGGTCAATTGCTTGGACTATTCATTCGCTTGGATGTTAAGAAAGTAGATGAAGCTGCTGGATTCTTCGGTACTTATACTGACGCAGTCGGATAAGGAGGTGGCTTTTGAGCTATACAGTAATCCGTCCATTTAAGGACTTAAATGATCCTGAACAACATGACTACTCAGTTGGTGATGCCTTTCCTCGTGAAGGGCATAAACCAACTGAAACTTTTATCAACGGTCTTTTGAATGGGTTAAATAGTGCTGGTTCAATCTTCATTGAGGAAGTACCAGACGAAAAACCTAAAAGAGCAAAAGCTAAACCAGTTGTAAAAGAAGAGCCAGTAGTAAAAGAAGAGGAATAAACATGAATGAATCTCAGCTTTTAGAGTTGCTGAAACTCAAGTTAGGTATTTCAACCAAACTGAGAGACAAGCCACTAGAAAAAATCATTTCAAGTGTCATCACTGAATTGACCGATAATCTCGGTATTGAGCTTGTCGGTGACCGTGCTGATCATGAAATGTTTATCGTTGACTATGCTGCATATCGTTATGAAGGTGGAGTGGATATGCCACGACACCTTCAGTGGCGATTACACAATTTGCAATTATCGTCAAAGAAAGAGGTTAAGAATGTGGAATAATGAAATCACACTGACCTCTAGAAAAATCAAAGGTAAGGACAAGCTCAAACAACCAATCTACGAAGAAGTAGAAGTGACAATTCTGTGTCGCAAAAAGAAAGTTACTCGCTCTGAATTTTATCAAGCAAATCAATCAGGATTAAGACCTAGTCTAGTTGTTGAAGTTCATAATTTTGAATACGACAACCAAGAACATGCCACATTTGAAGGCAAAAAATATCGTGTCTTAAAAAACTATCCAATTGATTCTGAAATTTTGGAATTGACTTTATCGGAGAAATTAGAATGAGTATTGACCTCGCTGATTTCATTGCAAAAGAGCTAGCTTCATACTCAACTGAGTTTTCAGAAGGAGTGGAAAAGATTGCTGAAGAGGTAGCAGAGGAAGCAGTACAGGAATTAAGACAGACCAGTCCGAAAAGATACGGAAAATATCGCAAAGGATGGAAAAAGAAAAAGCTAGCAAATGGCTCTTATGTTGTCTTTAATTCTGTCGCCAGTCTTACTCACCTACTTGAGAACGGGCACATACTACGAGGTGGTGGTCGTGTATCTGGTATAGTTCACATTAAACCAGTTGAAGAAAAAGCTATCGAGAATTTTGAAAAAAGAATCAAGGAGATTGGCCAATGAAACTTTCAGAGTTTGCTGATATTTTAGAGAAATCAACTTTACCTGTAACTTACCGAGCGTATAAAGAGGGCGATGCCCCAGATATGCCTTACCTGATTTATTACGAATCTAGTCCAGCAATCAATGCAGCTGACAACACAGTTAATCATGAGATTAAGAGTGTGACAGTTGAGCTAGCATTTGAACGCAAGGATGAAGATTTGGAAGAGCGACTAGAAGAGCTGTGGAAATCCCACGAGCTCTTTTTTGAAGCTCAGGAAGAAACATTTATCGAGACTGAAAGGCTATATGTCAAGCCTTATACAGTCTATTTATATTAAGGAGGAATGACATGCCCGAAAACAAAGTAACGTTTGGTTTAAAAAATGTTCACGTTGCACCAGTTAAAACAATTGGAGCAGACGGAGTGATTACTTATGATGAAGTATTCCGTTTCCCTGGAGCAATGGACTTGACACTAGATCCAAAAGGTGATTCTGGAGCAGTTAAAGCAGATGATATTGACTACCATTTCATCAACTCAAACGAAGGATATGATGGAAAACTTAAAGTACCTCATATCATCGAAGCATTTGCAACTAAGATTTTGGGAGAAATCAAAGACTCTCAAACTGGTGTCATGACTGAAAAAGGAGATGCAGAACCAACAGCATTCGCTATTATGTTTGAATTCTCTGGAGATAAGAACAAGACTCGTCATGTTCTTTACTACTGTTCAGCAAGTCGCCCATCAAACGGTTCATCAACTAAAAACGGTACGAACGTGAACGAACGTGAGCTATCTTTCAAAGCTAGTCCTCGTCCACTTGACTCAGTTATCAAACGTTCAATCACTTCAGCTGATAACAATGAAGTCTACAACAAATGGTTCGAAAAAGTTTATGAACCTAACGCTGTTGGTTAAGGAGAAATAGTATGCGCAAAATCATCATGGTTGGTGATAAAGAGTATGAGTTGGGAACAAGCGCTTATACTCCTATCGCCTACAAACAACAATTCGGCAAGGATTATTTCCAGGATTTATTTTCAATGTTGCAAAATCAATCCATTATGTCTGAATTGAATAAACTGAATTCTGACGAAAAAGAATTGAATGAAGTCGATATCTCGATCTTATCAGATTTTGACATGACATTCTTTAATCGTCTATTTTGGACTTTTGCTAAAACTGCAAATCCTCACATCAAACCTTACGAACAATTCTTTATGGAAATGGAAACATTCCCAATCAAAGAAATTGGACCTGAGTTGATGGAAATGCTGAATGCAAGTATGTCAACAAAAAAGTCCCAGACCAGTCAGAAACAGCTAGCGAAGAAATCTTCACAGTAGAATCTTATTTGTCTTGTTGTAAAGAAACAGGATTATCTATTGATGATTTGAAGAACATTTCAATCGGGATGGCTTTAGATTATCAAACAGATTATGTGAATTTACGTAGCGAAAGTAAAAAAGGTGAGCGAAAAGCCAACCAAGCTGATTTTGACAATTTTTAAAAGAAAAGGAGTGCTGAGAGAGCGATTCTGAGGTCAAGTTTATTGATCCGACTGCATTATCAGTCGTAGATGTTCTCTCAGCTCTTTTTATTTTTAGAGGAAGGAGGAAATATGGCAGGAAATATTAAAGGTATCAAGATTGAGATTGATGGAGATACGCAACCCTTACAGAAGGCGCTCAAAAATGTCAATAAGGCTGCAACAGATGCAACCCAGGAATTAAGACAAATTGACAAAGCCTTAAAATTCGATACAGGGAATGTAACTCTATTAACTCAAAAACAAGAGGTCCTACAAAAACAGGTTTCTAATACAAAAGAGAAATTAGAAACTTTAAGACAGGCACAATCTCAGGTTGAACAACAGTTCAAGAGTGGGAATATTGGCGCTGATCAGTATCGAGCATTTCAACGTGAAGTAGAAACTACCAAGAATGTTCTTGAAGGCTATAAAGGAAAACTAGCAAACGTCAACCAAGCACTGTCAGAAAATGGCAATGCTACCCAAAGTAACAAAAGTCAGCTTCAAAACTTACAGAAAGAGCAGAAACAACTTGCTAGTGAGTCTGAAAAAGTCGTAAGTTCATTTAAACTACAAGAAAGTCAACTAGGCGCCAATGCTAGCGAATCTGAAAAACTAGCTCTGGCACAGAAAAAGATTGGTGCTCAATCCTCTATTGTTGCTAAGCAAATTGAAAACCTTGAAAAGCAATTAGAGCTAACCAAGAAAGAATATGGCGAAAATTCAGTCGAAGCTAACAAAATGGAAGCAGAACTGAACCAAGCCAAGACAGCTTATTCAAATCTATCTCAAGAAATGAAAAACTTGGGTAGTGCGGGTAAACAAGCTGCTAATACTCTAGGTGAGACAAATAACCTTTTAAAAGCAGAGTTACTTAATCAATTTTCTGAGAAATTATCAGATATCAGCCAGAAGCTTGTTGATTTTGGTAAAAGTGCATTAGAAGCCTTCAGACAAGTTGACGAAGGCATGGACACTATTGTGACCAAAACTGGTGCGACAGGCGATAGTTTAAAAGAAATGCAAGATATTGCTTCAAACATCGCAACAACGATCCCGACAGATTTCAGTAAGGCTGGTGAAGCAGTCGGAGAGGTCAATACACAGTTTGGTCTAACTGGCGATGCTCTCAAAGATGTTTCCATAGAGATGATTAAGTTTGCTGAAATCAACGGTACAGACATTACCAATTCAACTATTTCAGCAAGCAAAGCCTTGGAAGCTTACGAGCTATCAACTAGTGATTTAGCAAAAGTCCTAGATTCTACTACATATACAGCTCAATCGACTGGTGTATCAGTCGATGACTTGATGAAAAAAGCCATTGAAGGCGCACCGCAAATTAAAATGCTAGGTCTTTCATTTGAAGAAGGTGTAGCGTTGCTCGGACAATTTGAAACGAGCGGGGTGGATGCTTCAGGTGCTTTGTCAGGTTTAACAAAAGCAGCAGGAACTTATGCTAAACAAGGTAAAACTTTGAAAGAAGGTCTTATCGAGACAATTGATAAGATAAAAAATACTACTAGCGAAACCGAAGCAATGGGACTAGCAATGGAAATATTTGGTGCTAAAAAAGCACCTCAAATGATTGATGCTATCAAGCGTGGAGCATTTGATTTTCAAACGTTCTCCGAAGCAGCTGAAAATTCAGTAGGGACAGTCTCAAACACTTTTGAAGCTACTCTTGATCCAATTGACAAATTTAAGACAGCTCAAAACTCAGTTACTTTAGCAATGTCAGAGCTAGGCGCAGCAATAGCTGAAGTTCTAGCCCCTGTCTTTGAAACATTAGGAAATATTGTAAAATCAATGGCTGAATGGTTTAGTTCGCTTCCTGGTCCTGTTAAAGAATTCATCGTTGTTATTGGAAGTGTCGTCACTGTTGCTGGGATACTAGCGCCGATATTTTTAACTTTACAAGCAGCAGCACTTGCCTTAGATACATCAATAGGGGCAATGGTTGCAGCAGCATTACCAATAATCGGAACTGCTGCATTGATAGCAGCAGCAATAACAGGACTCGTTATTGGGATTAAATATCTCTGGGAGACGAATGAGGGATTCCGTGAAGTAGTAACTAATGTCTGGAATGCAATATTAAACGTAATCAATACTGTTATCAGTGAAATATCTAATTTCATAACTAGTATATTCGGAACAGTTGTGACATGGTGGAACGAAAACCAAGAGCTTATTCGATCTAGTACAGAAACTGTTTGGAACACTATCCAAACAGTTATTGACACAGTCATGGCTTATCTAGGACCTCAAATCCAAGCCACTTGGGCAAATATACAACTAGTCATTACTACTGCTTGGGAAATCATCAAAACAGTTGTTGAGACTGCAATAAATGTTGTCCTCGGTATTATTCAAGCAGTTATGCAGATCATCACTGGTGATTGGTCAGGTGCTTGGGAAACCATCAAGGGAGTATTTTCAACTGTATGGCAAGCTATCCAAAGTGTTGTTCAGACAATCTTCACAGCTATCCAATCGTTCATTTCAAACACTATAAATGCTATCTCAAGTACAATTTCAAATGTATGGAATGGAATTTCAAGTACAATTTCAAACATATTAAATGGTATTTCAAATACTGTTTCAAATGTTTGGACAGGAATCAAGGATTCAATCGGGAATGCTATAAATGGAGCAAAAGACCTTGTAAGCTCAGCTATCAGCGCCATCAAAAATTTGTTTAATTTTAATATTAGTTGGCCACATATTCCTTTACCACATTTTAGCGTTTCAGGATCAGCCAATCCTCTTGATTGGCTAAAAGGTCAAATCCCTAGAATTGGGATTGAGTGGTATGCCAAAGGTGGCATCATGACGAAACCGACTATTTTTGGCATGAACGGTAACAATATGATGGTTGGTGGTGAAGCTGGGAATGAAGCGGTATTGCCACTTAATGAAAGAACACTTGGAGCGATTGGTCGTGGTATTGCTCAGACTATGGGAGACAATCCAACAAGCATCAACATTACAATTACTGGAAACATCGTAAGAGAAGAAGCAGATATCAGCAGAATTGCTGACCAAGTAGCACAGCGAATTGCTGATGAACTGCAACGTAAGACACAATTGAGAGGAGGTATGGCATGATAAAACATAACGAACTTGTGATTGACGGTGTAAGAACATCGTCTTTTCCTTTCAAAGTCATTGTCCATGATCCTCCTTCCGTTGCTTTAGGAGAAAGCAAGACAGAACTTTTAGAGCATGGTGGTATTAGTGGGGCAATTGTTCAGACAAACAAGCACAGAGGACTTGTAAAGAAGACTTACTCAATCTATCTTGTGAAACCTACTGAAGAACAGATGAATCAGTTCATGAGTCTGTTTATTCGTGAGAAATTTTGGTTAGAAAATGAACGAGTTAAAACAACTCGTCTTTGGTGTTATAAGGCCAATGCTAGTGACCTTGAAGAAACACAACCTGGTTTGTATATGACGAAAGTAACATTCACTTGCCACCCTACAAAATATTTCAAAACCACTGACACACAAAGATTGACAGGAAACGGAGTTTTAACTACTCAAGGCTCTGCTCTCGCCTTCCCTAAAATCACAATTGTTGGACAGAGTGCTACTGAGACTTCATTTACAATCGCTGGTCAGGTTATTCGTCTTGAAAAACTTTCAGAATCGCTTGTGATGGTCAACAATCCAGATAATCCAAGCTTTAAGACTACGACAGGAAAATCAGTTAAATGGTCAGGAGATTTTATTACTGTTGATCCATCAAAACTGAAAAATGTCGGTGTCGTTCTGGGACCTGGCATTCAATCACTTGAAATCGAGACGGTTTGGGGGTGGGCATAATTGCTTTA